ATATCGAAGTAGTAGTTCCTACTGTAACTTCTAATCTTACTTCTGCAGATTTTGAAGGAGTGGGTGATGTTGTAACTCAGAAAGTTACCTTAAGACCCTTCCACTATCACAAGTACGATTTAAACCTTGAAGGAAAGATTACTACTGCCGATATTTGCATTATAGCTGATAGAATTAACGGAGCACCTTTTACTAAAAGCACATTGCTTTTTACAAATGCTCAATGGACTAGCCTTAATGGCGGTTCTTCAAACCTAATGGGTTCAATACCTGGCTTGCAATCTAACTTTACCTTTACTCCTACTTCAGGAGGTATAAGCAACTTCTATTTATTATCGCCTGGATACTCTAACCAAGCCACGTTACAATACTAAGTCAATATCATGATCAATCCAATCCTTACTATGTGCTTTTACGTCGCTACGGTGACTTCAAATGCCAACCTTGCCGGTATCGACAATCAAAAATTTACTTTCGGACTAAGACAAATCACCGAGGACGTTCTCAATGAAAGAGGAAATCCTTTATGCCCGGAAAGCGATCTTAATGCAAGTCCGATCTACGTTACAGTAACTGAAATTAAAGCTCCTACTCAAGGAATTAGAATCGGACCTTTTGAATTCAAACAAAAGAAAACAATCGTTGAGGTAGATATTGCAATCGGTTCATCAGTCTATCACGGAGTAGGAAAAGCTAATACAAACGTTGCTGCTACATTAATGCAGCTGCAAGATGAAAATCTTCCTTTCGAAAGAACAGAATTTTCAGTAGCTGTTAAAAAAGCTATTGTGGATGCCCTAGACTAGGTCTATTTATACCAAAGGGTTGCCGTCAATTGTTTTCTTAATCAGTTCTATAAGTTAAACTTTTTAAATAACAATTTATGGCATTTTGGGACATTTTTAAAGATAAAAATGACTTCAACGAGAAAACAATCGTTGGCTTTTTATCATTCTCGGTGATGGCTATCTTCGCTGGAGCTGACATCGTTACAGGTATTTTAGGTAACCAACTGGTAATCAGTGATACTATCTTCAATTCATTTGTAATGATCACTCTAGGTGCATTTGGTATCGCCGAAGCAGGAAAGATCTTCGGAGGAAAGAAAGAAGAAAATAACGATTAAAAATTAAACTATGAGCTTAAAAAGTTTACAAGAGAAGATGGGCATAGCCGCTGATGGCGCTTTTGGTCCCGGAACAATGAAGAAGGCAATGGAGTTTTATAAGTTGACTCCAGTTAGAGCTGCACACTTCTTCGCTCAAACAGCCCACGAAACAGGAGGCTTTAAAGCATTTTCAGAGAACCTAAACTACTCCGCCCAAGGCCTGCAAGGTATCTTCGGCAAGTACTTCCCCGGTAACCTCGAAGAGTCTTACGCCCGCCAGCCTGAAAAGATTGCAAACCGAGTCTACGCCGACAGGATGGGCAACGGAGCCGAAGCATCAGGGGATGGATACAAGTTCAGAGGCAGAGGAGCTCTTCAGTTGACTGGTAAAGCCAACTACGAAGCATTTGCAAAGTACTTAGGCAATGACGAGGTCTTGACTAACCCTGATACGGTTGCTACTAAATACGCTTTTGAATCAGCTATGTTTTTCTTTGAAAGAAATAAGCTATGGACTATCTGTGATAAGGGCATCAACGATGCAGCTATCCTGGAACTGACCAAGCGCATCAACGGCGGTACTCACGGACTTGAAGACAGAAATGCCAAGACTAAGAAGTACTACGAATACGTGAAGTAATGAAACCAACAGCCATATTTTTGTCTATCGCCACCACACTTTCATTCGGATGCTCTTATTTTCTAGAGCTGACAATGGGTAACTTTGAGCAGTACCTTGCTCTAATTGCTGTGGTGTTTGTAGATGGATTTTTTGGCATCATTGCTGGAATCAAGAGAGAAGGTTTTAAGACCTTTAAAGCTGTTAGAGTACTACAAAGAACAATAGTATGGGTAATGTTCCTAACTGTTATCCTGATGGTCGAAAGAGGCTTTGCAGGAACTAGTTGGTTATCTGAAACCATTATCGTACCTTTCATTCTACTTCAGCTTATAAGTGCTCTTAAGAACGCTTCGATGTCTGGCTTTATCCATATAGGGGACTTAAATAAGATCTTAGATCGAATAGATCCTCACAAAGGAGAAAGAAAAGAATAAAAAGTTTAAAGAGCCCTTGCTTCGCAGGGGCTTTTTTCGTATATTAAGGTTATGAGCGAAGATAAAAATATATACGAAAGAGGCGCAGTCGAGATCCTCAAGGAAGAATACCCGACTATCTACTACGGCTACATTCAGATTCAAGCAGAGCAGTTAGAGCTCTTTGCAAAGAAGCATTTAGATTACGGAATGCATAACATCACTGCAGGTACTCAACTTGCTAACGAAGATGAGATTGGCTTTGCATTGACCGGACTCTGGTACCGAATCTCAGATAAGGTTAACCGCTGGAAGAATCTGCTGATTAATCGACGTAGTGTACAGAATGAATCCTTAATGGATACTTATCAAGACCTGGCTAACTACGGCATCATTGCTCAGTTAGTGGCTCGAGGTATGTGGAAGAAGTAAAATGGCTAAGAAGAAACTCCCTAAGGAGGTAAGCCTGGTTCGTGAATACAAAGTAGAGAAGTACGACACAAAGGAGAACAAAAACATCTCCTACAGTCAATACTCAATCTACAGTACTTGTCCACATCAGTGGTATCTTTCGTATCCGAAAAAGCTAGCACCTTATACTCCTAGCATTCATACAGTCTTTGGAACTGCTCTACACGAGACAGCTCAGAACTGGTTGGATGTACTTTACAACCAATCGGTAAAGGCTGCTACTGAAATCGATCTATCAGAGTATCTGATTGACCGAATGAAGAAGACTTACAAGAAAGAAAGATTTAATAACGGACACAAAGACTTTACAACTCCTCAGGAGCTTCAAGAGTTTCACAACGACGGAGTAGCCATAATGGACTACCTAAAAAAGAAACGTTCGATATACTTTAGCACAAAAGGAACTTACCTGGTAGGAGTAGAGGTGCCGCTGGTACAGCAGCTTAAGACTGGATTGTACTTCAAAGCCTATCTTGATCTGGTCTTCTACAATGAAGTTACAGGAAAGTATTTGATCTTAGATATCAAGACTTCGACTAAGGGTTGGAGTGATTACGAAAAGAAAAGCGATACTAAGATCTCTCAGGTACTATTCTACAAAGAGTTCTTTGCCAAGCAATTCAATACCGATGTAGAGAACATCGATGTAGAATTCTTTATCGTACGTAGAAAGATTTACGAAGGAGGAGAGTTTGTACCCAAAAGAGTACAGCAATTCAGACCTGCTTCAGGAAAGATTAAGCGAGGTCAGGCGATGTCCGGCTTAAATAGATTTGTAGAAGAAGCATTTTCGGATACAGGAGAATATCTTGAGAAAGACTATAATAAGAATGCATCTAAAAACAACTGTAGATTCTGTCCGTTTAACAAAAGCCCTCTCTGTAGCGCAGCTATTTTATAATTCCAAGCTATTTATATATGTATATAAACATATAAAGGCTATGGACAACAAAAAGCTGACAAGCGTTAGAGTAGAACAGCAGTTATTCGACGAGTTTAAAGTTCAATGCGTACGCTATAAATTTTCTTTTCAAAAGTTGGCAGATAGAGCTATTTTTTTCTATCTTACAGACGATACGTTTAGAGACAAGGTACATAATCAGAACGATATAAACTTAAAATAATGCAAGACAAATTTCGTTATGTTGAGCAGAAAGATCGAAAAAAGATTCTTCTGCTGTGTGATGATATAAGACTCCATTCCGGAGTCGCTACTATGGCAAGAGAGATTGTAGTAGGCACATCACATCACTTCAATTGGGTAAACTTAGGAGGTGCTATGAAGCATCCCGATGAAAAGAAAGCCTTTGATCTCTCAGAAGATGTTAACAAGCAGACCGGTATAACAGATGCTTCAGTGAAGCTATATGCAACATCAGGCTACGGCACTATTGAGGTTATAAGAGAGCTTCTAAGAGTTGAAAAGCCTGACGCTATCATGCTCTTTACCGATCCTAGATACTGGGCTTGGTTGTTTGATATCGAAAGAGAGCTTAGAACAACAATGCCTCTCCTGTACTTAAACATTTGGGACGATTACCCTACCCCTCTTTACAATAAAGCTTATTACGAGTGCTGTGATCTTCTTATGTCTATTTCAAAACAGACTAAGAATATTAACGAGCTTGTGCTAGAAGATGCTGCTAAAGGTAAGGTACTTACTTATGTACCTCACGGTATTAACGAAGAGCACTTCTTC